AGGCAATGAGGGAACACCAGCAGAATTACATCACATTAGACGAGCTGGCGTTAGAAGCAAGTCGCCTGTTATTCCGCTCTGTCCCTTTCACCATCGAGGAGCAAATACCAGTATTCACAGCGGCCGCAAGTGGTTTGAAAAACACTACGGCATCACGGAAGAAGAACTACTTGAACAAACGGAGAAGTTGATTGAGTAGCTGGTTAATCATCGTCACGGGGTTAATTTACTTTTACATCGGCATAGAGCAGGGTGTACGAGGTAATTTGCCTATGGCAGTTGTATATACAGGCTATGCTTTTTCTAATGTTGGCTTATATATTATGGCTAAATAATTTTCTTTCCCGAACGGGAAGAATTGGCAAAAAAGTGCATGAAATTTCAATAAATTTACCGATAAGGAAACTTTACAATTCCAGCGGATCAAACCCTAGTTCGTTAGCTACCATCTTGCAACGGGTTCTAAACGGTTTTCCGTGTTGTAACCACTTGTCACCTTTTTGTTTATAAAAACTCATGTGTACGCACTCATGAGCAAGGGTCGTCAAAACGGTATAGAAGTGGCTACAACGACCTGATGAGATAGTGATGGTATGAGCGTAGTCACCGCCCGTATCTAGCAAGTAACTACCCATCACCTCAGGATCGGCAGTAACAATAAACTCTATTTCTTCAGGCAATGGCATAGGCCATTTAGTAAATGGATAAGTACAGTAAAGGCTTGAATACAAATGCTTTAATGCTTCAGGACTTAATCTCATGTAGTTCACCCCTAAAAAATACTAGACCCTCATCCTCATTAATAACTTGACATAGTTCGGGTGGCATGAGGTGACCATTAATGTAAGTCAATACAGCCCATCCACTACGCCAGTTGACGCTAGAGTCCTCGTGGTACATAAACTGTTCATCTTTAACTGCCGCCATCATTCCAGTATCAACACCGTATTTGTCACCAGTATAATTACTCCAAGGGGTCACTTTTAATGAGTGCAAATGGCCTGTGACCATACTCATTCCGCCTTTTAGTACATTGTTATATACCGCATGAATACCATTGTGCCAACGATGCTTAATCATCGTATTGTCGTTGACTACAACTGACCAGCTATATGACCAACCGTACAGATGATCGGCAAGGCACATACCTTTTACGCCTTCATACTGGGGTAGGACATTCGATAATTTGCCGTCAAAGCGTAAATCGTGATTACCTATAGTGCGGTGCAATATACATCCAGCAGGGCGTACAGCTTCTATATCGCCTAATCGTGCTTGGACTTCTTCTAATTCTTGCTGAACTGTTGGGTGTTGTTGATAGCCGATGCGGTTATGTTGGCTAATCTGTGCAAAATCAAACAAGTCGCCATTCAGGATCACCATATTAGGTTTTAAGTGTTTCGTAAAGTGTACAAAAGCACGGTGGGCGGTAGAAATATAGTTGGGGTTGTAATGGCAATCAGATCCTACCATAATGATTCCATCTTTTAATTGGTATTCACACCGTATTTTATTTTCAGGAATAGCAAATCTAGGAACGCCACGATTATTATTAGATTCAAGCACAATGTCGTGCTTTTTTTCTAAGTTTTTTCTACGGGCAATGACACTTCTAGTATCGACATTTAATATTCTAGCCACAGCCGTAGGGGATCGGTGCTCTTTAAATAATGCGATAAACTCTTGCTCACTACACGCTGGTTTGCTCATTCCAAGCCTTTATAATGGTAAAGTTAGCCAATACTAATCTATTTTAATTTAAAAACAATGACATACGCACGAATAGATACAAATCATAAAGAAATAGTTAAGGCATTACGAGATGCTGGTGCTACTGTGGTGTCACTTGCCGCAATGAAGCACGGTTGCCCTGACCTGCTTGTTGGTTATGCTGGAGAAACAGTATTAATGGAAATCAAACGAGATGCCAAAGCCAAGTTCACACCTGACCAATTAGAGTTTTTAGGTAAATGGAAGGGTGGTGCAATAAGCCGTGTGGATAGTGTAGAAGCCGCAATTAGAGCACTAGGTATTACTAGAAAAGTGTTATAAAATAGATTAAAAGGAGCGTATTATGGAAAAGTCAATGGCATTATTCCTAGCAACATTGCTACATTCGGGGACTAATACCCATTTTTTCCATTGGGCTACCAAGTCTTACGCCAAGCACAAGGCTTTAGGCAAGTTCTACGAGAACATCATCGAGCATACAGATGCCCTAGCCGAAGCCTATTTTGGATGCTATGGGCAGATTACCGAATTCCCAGCTACCTACCATATGCCTAAAGAACCTTTAGCCTACTTGCAGTCTTTAAAAGCGTTTGTAAAAGATGCTAGAGCCGACTTGCCAACAGATACAGAGATTTGCCAACTTATTGACAATATCGCCCAAGAGATTGACACAACCATTTATCTGCTTAAATTTAAGGCATAACTGTGGACTTTTTAAGACCGCAATCCTACAATTTGCCCGAAGGTGATGCAAGTCAACAAGATGAAGGGGCTAAATTAGCCCAATTTCTACGAAAAATTAGTGTTGGCGGTAATGTAATACCAATGGGGCAAGCTGGAACAATGGTGCAGGGTCGTGCTGGATACCAGTTTGATCCTAATGAATCAGGCAACAATTTAGGAATTGGCGTATCGGGGCAAGGCGTTTTAAACAATAAATACAACATTCCTGCCGTAATAAACGGTATTGATGTTAGTTATGGTAGCCCTGACCAAAGCATTTCTGCTGGTTATTACCCTAATAAATCACAATTTATGGGTCAGCCAATGGGTAAGGGTGGCGTAAGTTTGATGTACAGAAAATCATTTGATTAAGGAATAATCATGCCGTTGGATAAATCAGGATCAGCCGAATCAGTCGGCAAGAACATCAAAGCTGAAGTTAAAGCTGGCAAGCCTAAAAAACAGGCAGTAGCCATTGCTCTCAATACTGAGCGTGAATATGCCAAAGGTGAGCGTAAAGCCAAATTAGAAGATGCTTACGCCCAATATATTGAGGAAAAGGCTTGAGCCGTCAAGATGACATCCGTGCCGCAGTAGAGAAGCACGATAAGCCGATAGCCAAGACCACTAAAGGTAAGGGTCGGCATTATCAATCAGTAGAAGAAGGTGCAGGAATGACCGAAGCTGGTCGTAAAGCATACAACGCTAAAAACGGTAGTAATTTACAAGCACCCCAATCAAGTGGGCCAAGACACGATAGTTTCTGTGCAAGGTCAGCAGGTTGGAATGGGGAAAGAGGAAAAGCGGCAAGAGCAAGGTGGAAATGTTAATGAAAAACGGACTTTACGCAAATATTCACGCCAAACAGGAACGAATCAAAGCTGGATCGGGCGAAAAGATGAACAAGGTTGGCAGTAAGAATGCCCCAACCGCCCAAGACTTTAAAGAGTCTGCAAAGACTGCCAAGCCACAAAGCAGAAAAGATATTATTCGTAAAAAGATGAAGGATATGTAATGGTAAAGATGATCCCACCAACCCCAATGAGCCGCAAGTACAAAAAAGAAGATGCAATGCTTCGCCCTCATACTGAATCCACGCTAGAAAAAAACCAGCGTGAGCGTTTAGAGCGTAGAGCCGCTATTGCTAACAAACTTAAAGACTTGGATAAAGAAGTCAAATAGGAGTAGAATTAACTTATCTTAATCAACCACTTGGTGAAGGTATGACCGCTAAATTAGCGAAAAATAGCGAACACCCCAATTTAAATGTGGGTCGCAAAGCAGGAGCAGTCAATAAGAGCACGGGAATGGCTAGAGAAGCCATTGCTAGGTTCGTTGATGGTAATGCCCCAAGTATGCAGAAGTGGCTAGAACAGGTCGCAGAAGGCGTTAAAAACGATGACGATAAATACATTGTTTTGCCTAATCCTGAGAAAGCATTTGGTATGTTGCAGAGCGTCATGGAATACCACTTGCCTAAGTTAGCCCGTACTGAACACTCAGGTGACGAAGATCAACCTGTCAAGATCATTCACGAACACAAGTTCTTAGATTGAAAGAATTAGTCAAGAAGTACGAATACCCGTACAAGTCACGGGATGCGTTCCTAGACTTCCATAAACGGGATCAACGCTGGGCTGTATTGGTCTGCCACAGGCGAGCAGGTAAGACTGTGGCTACCATTGCAGATACTATCCGCAGAGCCATTATGGATAAGAAGCCTGATGGTCGTTATGCTTACATTGCACCCTACTACGCACAGGCTAAGAATATTGCATGGGATTACCTGCTCAAGTTTGCAGAACCAGCTATTGTCAAAGCTAATCAGTCTGAGTTATGGGTAGAACTGGTTAATGGGGCAAAGATACGCCTATTCGGTGCTGATAACCCTGATGCCCTGCGTGGTTTATACCTAGATGGCGTAGTGTTAGATGAGTATGCCGACATGAAGCCTAGATTATGGGGCGAGATTGTGCGGCCATTACTTACTGATAGGCAGGGATGGGCTACCTTTATTGGTACACCTAAAGGACACAATGCGTTCTATGACATTTACAACGATGCCCAAAAAAACCCTAATTGGTATGTCAAGACGCTAAGAGCAGACAAATCAAGGCTGTTGCCTGAAGCTGAATTATTGGATGCACAATCAACAATGTCACCGAATCAATACGAGCAAGAATTTTTATGTTCATTCGAGGCTTCCATAACTGGGGCCTACTTTGGCGAACAGATGCGTCAAATCACGGATTTAGAGCGTATTACCACCGTTGACTACGACCCAATGTTTCCTTGCCATACTGCTTGGGACTTGGGATTCAATGACAGCACTAGCATTTGGTGGTTTCAGGTGGTATACGGTGAGATACGGGTGCTAGATCACCACTCCAGCAACGGTCAAGCTGTGCCTTATTACACAGGATTACTGCAACAAAAAGAAGATAAGTTTGGTTACAAATATGGCTTCCATTACCTGCCCCATGACGCTAGAGCAAAAACTATGGCAAGTGGCGGTAAGAGCATAATCGAACAATTTTCTGCAAAAATCGACATAAAACATCTAAAAATCGTTCCAAACCTGTCATTACAAGACGGAATACAAGCAACACGACTTGCATTAACTCGCTGTTGGTTTGATAATAGATGTGAAGAAGGCATTGAGTGTTTACGACAATATCAACGAGAGTGGGATGATGATAAGAAAGTATTTAGG